AGCACGATGATTATATGACTCCTAAGTCTGCTTGGGAAAATATTGATGCTTATCTGCCTAAAGATAAAATAGTATGGGAAGCCTTCTACGGAGATGGTAGTAGTGGACGCTATCTTGCAGAACTGGGATGTAATGTTATTCACGAAGATATTGATTTCTTTAAAGAAAACAGAGGAGATATTGTAATAAGTAATCCACCGTTTAGTCTTATTCCAAAGATACTAAAACGACTTACTGAACTTAATAAACCATTCATCTTAATTATGCCGACTAATAAAATAAATACTCAGTTTTTCCGTCATATATTTACAGACATTCAAAAACCACAGATTATTATTCCTAAGAAACGTATTCATTTTCTAAAGATGATAAATGGTATGATAGAGCATAGTAAATCATCTCCTAATTTTGACTGTTATTACTACTGTTGGAAAATGAATCTCCCTAAAGATATAATGTGGTTTTAATGGAAAATTTGAAATAAAAAAGTTGAAAATAAAAATTGACAACTTTTTTTGGTAGAGTTTGTAGATAGCTTATAACCACATAAGCCCTACAATCTCCCTTATACAATGGACAACTTTCCTGAATTCTACCACGACATCGAAGTAATTATCAACAACGTAATTGAAAATGTAAGTGATGACAAACTTATGTCTGAAGAGGATTTTAATGATAAATTTCAGGATGCTATTCATTCTGAAATTGATGATTATGTGAGCGACTTATCCGAAGAACAAATTGAAAATATAATTGAAATCAATGGAGGACTTATCAAATCAATTAAAGCCTATAATTCTGAATTTGGAGGATTGGATGAATTATTTAAAGAAGAAGAAATTAAAATTAAACGAAAACTTGCTTATATTATTACATACGAGTATGTAATGGATCCAGAAGAATCTCATTACCCTAAATATGTAGATTGGATGAAACGGTCTGAAGACTCCGAAAGTGAAGAAGACTCCGAAAGTGAAGAAGAATCTAAATGCGATGAATGTGATAAGTGGCTCAATGAAGGTAAAGAACGTTGTAAGAAGTGTGGTTATCACCCAAGTGATTTCTATAATGATCCTTTTGCTATTGGTGGATGGGAAGCCTTTCATAGTTCATAATTCATAAACCCATTATGTAAAACAAAATTTGAAATTAAAAATATGAAAATAAAAATTGAAACATATTTTTTGATAAGTTGTAGATAGCTTATAACCACATAAGCCCTACAATCTCCCTTATACAATGGCACAAGACCTTATTGAAGAAACTTATGGATATGCTAAGCAAGAAGGAGTTTATCAAATGGCGATTGATTTTCCCTTTGCAATTGAAGACCGCGACCTTACACATCATTTAATGGCATTATTCTTGGATTTTCATTCACAAGTTAAGCAATGTTTTGAAGAAGAAGGTGATGAAGCATACAATGTCAATATGGACTTTGAAAGATTCAAAATAAATGTAGGACAAAGCATTACCGACTTCTGGTGGGATTTATTAGCAAAACCGTGCTATGGCACTGGGCAGGTTGCATCACCTTTTGCATTTTATGAGAATAGTGATCAAGCGGTACACTATCCTTATGAAGAATATACACGGCGATTGAAAAAATATTCGATGGAAACTCTTTATGACTATTTTAGACATCATTATCGTGGTGGTTTATATTCAGAAAATCAATAATCCCATTATGTAAGAGAAAATTTGAAACTAAAAAGATGAAAATAAAAATTGACAAATATTTTTGGTAGAGTTTAAAGATAGATTCTAACGAGTCAAACGAGATTACACGAGATGGAATTTGAATTCACTAAGCGTGATGCTACTGTTGCGAAACGGTTTGTTGAGGTACACTTAAAGTCTGTGATGGAACAACTTGAAGAAATAAATAAAATGACTTCACACGCACTAACTAAAATTGTAAGGTCTGATGAGGATGATATTCTAGCTGTGACTCATTTCAATAATATAAGAATGCAAATTAGAGTAATTGCTGAATTTGACGAGGATGAAGATAGATATCTTTCTGAATCAGCTAATTGTAAATTTGAAATACGTAATACAGAAATTGGTGCATTTTATAAAGAACATCCATATAATGTAGAGTATATGGAAAATCTTAAACTAAATATTTGGATTGATTCATTAGTTAATAAATATTTAATTTGTAAATGCAATCATAAGTTAATTGAAAAAGATGGATGGTGTAAACATTGCTATCCATTTGTAATGGAACAACCAGATGTATGTTGCTGTTGTCTTGAGAATGAAGGTGTATGGGTTAAACTAGATTGCAATCATACAATTCATAAGTATTGCTTCAATAAAATTATAGGTCGGAAATGTCCCTTGTGTAGAGCAGAAATAAATCCACATTCTCTAATAATAATATAAACCAGATGCATCCCATTAACAAGGGAGATAAACCTAAAAATATATTGTTTAATCTATAAACAAAGAGATAAACCCCTTATATAATGGTTTAAACCCTGGTTTATCCCTTATATAGGACTATAAAAAATTTTTTATAGTTTCTTTAAGTCCTTAATATCGCTATTTATTGGTTTATATAGTGGTTTATCCCTTGGTTTATAGTTTTATTGGTTTATCTCCCTTGTTTAAAGAGATGTATCTGGTTTATTTGCTTTGTTAGAACTAACTCCTCGATATCCTCTATGAATTGAATTATTTCAGGATCTTTATAATTTATACAACCTATACGTTCATCCTTACTACGTAAAAGAATCCGTTGATTTCCCCATCCATCTCTATCTACAGAATACTCAATATATTTTAATAAGTGTTTCCATTTTTCCGAGAATGCTTTAAAAGTTAATCTGTCAGTAGCCATCTTCAAGTTTATATCTAACCAAATCTTTATATTTATTTATTGTCAAATTTTATTGTCAATTTTTATTTTGCATCTGGTTTATACTCTGTCTAAACTATTACGTGCTACCGAATCCATTAAGATATCCCACTCATTCATTGAATCTTCATCAACATAGTTTACACCATATCTTAAAATAAAGAACTCTATAAAATACTTATCTGATCTACAAAGGGGTGTCGGATATTTTTCATCATTAAGAATACGATCATAATCATTTACTATTCTATGTATAATTTTATCTAAATAAATATCATCCATTTCATTTACAGTATCATTCCAACGTTGACCTTGAAGTCTAATAAAATCAATCTTATTCTGCTTTGATAAATCAGACATCTTACTTAAATATATATCTAGTCAATCCTTTAAGCATTAAAGATATAAACCTATAAATAAAATCTCTACGGTATATAGAATGAATACCTTTAAAGAAAACAGACCTACCCTATCAGCTGGATCACTTCGTACCTATACCAGCATCCTTAAGAATCTTGCAAAGCAACTAGAAGTTTCTTTAAGTACTCCAGAAGAAGTCATCAAGCACTCTAAAGAAATTGTAACACACTTGAAAGAAATTCCTCCTAAGCTAAGGAAGACTCGTCTAGCTTGTCTCATTGTATTCATTGAAAAGTCAGATAGCAAACAGACAGAAGCTGTCATTAAAGAGTTTCGTGAATGTATGATGAATGATATCAAAGAATATAAAACAGAAGTTGATAAACAGGAATTGAGTGAAAGACAGAAAGAAGGTATGATGACTCTTGCAGAGATTATGAAGAAGTATTCTGAATTAGAAAAAGCTGTTACACCTCTGATGAAGAAAGATAAACTAACCTCTAAAGAATTCTGTCATTGTCAAATGTATGTTCTGCTTTCCTGTCTGCTTTTAATCCCTCCTCGCAGAAGTTTAGACTATACAGAGTTTAAACTTCGCAACTTTACAGATGAATGTAATCATATGCTGATAGAAAAGAGAATCCCATACTTTATCTTTAATACATATAAGACCGCTAAGAAATACGGACAGCAGAAAGAAAAGATACCTAATAAGCTTGCGACGATCATTAAGACGTGGACTAATCTGAATCCGTCAGAATATCTATTATTGAACACAAAACAAACAGGTAAAATATCGCCAACCCAAATGACAAACTTACTTCACTCATTCTTTGAAAGACCTCTATCAACATCTCTACTGCGTCATATTTATTTATCTGAAAAATATAAAGATATCCCAGCTCTTAAGGAAATGAAAGATACTGCATCAGCAATGGGGCATTCATTGAACCAGGCGTTGGAGTATGTTAAGAAATAACTTTCAATCCTGTTTGTGCTAATGAATAACAGTCCGCACAGGATATACACGGACTAATCAGTTTTTTAATTCGTGATAAGATGAGAGAATACATTTGAATAAACTTACATACCAGCGAGGTTTAGAAATTCTCTTGATAAGCAGAAGATCCAACCAAGCCTGTGCTGTTGCCTGTTTTTCAGGGAGCTTAAAGAGCTGATTGTCGCAATCAACATATTCATCTTTTTCGAATGAGTGGCAAAATACAACAATGAAATATTTATGACGGTTAGGGGCAACCTCTTTCATAAAACAGTATCTATCACCTTGTTCACGTAAATCCATTATAAGGACATCAAAATCAAAAGAATCGATAGGGAGATTCTTATGTAACTTATCATCGTATTCTACAACATCTAACTTACCAAATAACTCTTTGTCTTGTTTGCTAAGGTTACGAGTAATGCAGAGAATGTATTGTTTGTCTTTAAGTGGTCGGAGTGCCTCAGGTTGCTTCACTTCATTCAGTGGAATGATAGCAGGCAGTGGATTCATTATACAGACAGATAATATTTAAAATACAGACCCACCGCGTTTCTTAGATGGCTCTTTTTCTTCTTTGCTTTCAGGGATTCTATCTTTAGGAATATCTTCTCTTAATATTGCCTGTTTTCCTCTAATTACGAATGGCTCTTTACCACCTGGTACAGATTTTTCAAGAAATATCTGTTTGTACCGAGAAGATACATCACCTTCTATTGGTGTTCTAATTTTATATGAAGCTTGTAATCGCTGTTGCTGTACTTCACGAGGCTCAGGTTGCGCCCCAACTAATGGGACAAAGTTTGATGGACGAGCCATCTCTTCTTGACCTGGACGAGGCTTTGGAAGATTTGACGCACTACCAGTGGGAGGGAAATATGATGGCATTGCACCTAATGCTTTTTGTAGATTTGATTGAGGACGCGGAGGCTGACTTGCTAATACACCACCAGAAGGGATGCGACTAGGGATTACACGGCGTGCATTAGTATCAGCAGGACATAAACCAGTTGGATTCTCTAATGCTCCAAAGGTTGGAATAGAGTTGCGTATTTTCTCTTCAACAGTATCTTTGAAAATCTTCATAGGTTCATTATGCGTACTAACAGGTCGGTTATCAAAATGTGATGGTGCAACAGGATTGCTATACGATATGGATTGTAGGGCTTTGGGCGGATTAGCAAAAGTACGCGCTGGTGCAGTCATTCTGCGACGGTTACCTTGAGTAAGGTTTACGATCACTTTATTCACGTTACTGATATGAGGTACTTTCTTTGCTTTCTTCTTTTTACCTCCACGCTTACAGACTTCAACATCATCATAGAATGTATTGATTTGTGGCTTCTCTTCAAAACAGACGCGAGGCATTCTACTCTGATACATATTTTATTTCTGTAAATTTCTTGTAAAACTTCAATGGACGCTTATAACAGTTAATATGCAGAAAAGAATACTGCTCAGCCGTAGCATACTCATATAACGCCCTTAGCTTTGTCTCATCCATTGCCATCTCCTCTATAAATGAATTCAATTCTTTCTTATTATCCGTAGCAAAAATTGAAATCAAATCCAGATTCGCCCTTATCAATGGAGAGATATAAGTATTCCATTTCTGCAAAATAAAAATATTTGTAATCTGTCTATGGCGATTGGCTGAGACTAATTCATTAATCTGTTTATTCCCCTTACTTTTGAGAAGATGAATGCAGTCATCATATACAATACAGAATGCTGGGTCGCCCTTCTTCTTCTTACGTTTCCAATCTTCTTTGAATGCATCAATTGTATCCACTATCTCTCTTAAGATTTGTTCGTTCAAATCATTGTAATGATACTCTTCACCAATTTCTTCTATAAACTTCATCACCTTATCATCATTCCTTGCTGTCGGAGAAATGTAAAAAATGATATTGAAATTTTTATACCACGGGGATTCTTCCTTAGTAAGGAGACAAAGTAGCATCGTTGTCTTCCCTTGTCCCTTCTTTGCAAGGATTGCATAGTTACACGGCTTCTTAGGCAAGGGTGAGTCTTCTTGGCTTATCTTATTATCTAATGCAGTAAGTGCTTTTGTTAGAGCAGACATTCTATTAAGCATTCGCATCTTTTTGCACCAAATCTTTTACACCCAGTTTTTTCTTATACATTTCTAGTTTATCCAGATTCTTCTTTTTCTCTTCTAATAACTGCTTCAAATCTTCTGCCGTATTAATATTAACAGGTGCATACAGAATATGATTATCATTTAGAGCAATATAGTCAGGACGCAGAACTTCTCTGATAGAGAATGAAAAACTCCAGGGAATCTTTTGCAGATTGATTGACGTGTAAGACAGATTTGTTGTGAGATAGAAATTCATTGTTTGAATAACTGAGTCCACTATATATACTGCATCACTAGGTTCATAGTAATTGATCCAAGTAGATTGGTTTCCTTGAATCGGGACTTTATACAGAATATCTGAAACATCATCTGAAATAGTAATCCATTCTCTGTTTCTGAATTGTTTGAATGTACCACGGACTAGCAGATAGTTGATAGGATTCAATACGCAGGGCTGTGTAGATGTTGGTGCAGTATTATAAGTCATTGTAACATCCGTTGGTACTACTGTATTGATTCCAAAGAATCCTCCTGTATTCTTATTAGGCGAGGTACTGAAACTTAAAACAACATATGTCCCTGAACCTACTCCAGTTATTTGAAATGAGTAGTATCCCGTCGATACATCATATGTAAGGATAAACACTGCACCAAATGGGGTAAAGCCAGGCGGTGGATTCAGTCCTGCATTCTGTAAAGCATTTTGAACTACTGATGCTAATGTATATGGAGTATAGTTTCCTTCTGGAATTGCAATTGAAGCTGTCCAGGGATTAGCATCTACTGCATTCTTAAACTGACAGGTTATAACATTGAGAGAATCTATTGCGTTGAGTTGGTAGAAAGTGAAAGGGATTTGTACTGAATTGAAAATGACTTGGAACTGTCCCTTCTTAGCTAAGAGATTAATTACTTGACTCGTACTTATGTTAAAATCTGTATTAGTTCCACTTTGTCGCTGAGAACTATTCACGTGGAAGTCGTACTGCATCACAACCGTCTGCGACATCTTTAATAGTACCCTCTAAAATAGTACAATCTAAAACTTCAATGACGTATGCGTCTTTAGTCCGTATGCCTTCTACTTCTGTATCTATTTTCAGATATTGTAATTGCTTTTCATAAGAGAGTTGCTTTAAGTCCTTCAACTGCGCTCCTTTGTAATAGGTTGGGTTTATACCGAAACTCATCTATTATAGATAATTTTTAAATTTCTGGCCTGGTTTAATTGGAAGTGTGATTCCTTTCTTTTTTAAGAAATTCTCCACCTTACCAGCATATTTTTTATGGACAACTATTTCATTCGGCATAACTACTGTTCTGCCAAGCTGTGTCATACATAACTGTTTTTGTCCTGTGATACGCCCCTTATATAAATCCATTACTCCAGATTGTACTACTGGCTTTGGTACAACGAGACTACCATACTCTAGGTAACTGCTTAGAGTATCCTCTTCTTTCTCTTTAATCTTTGGACTATCCTTAATTAGCCCACCTCCTGATAGATTACGGGGTCTCTTATTAAAAATATTTACTGCTTTGCCTTTTTCTGTAAAGTAATGAGGCATCTAGTTGTACCGTAGATTATCGTCTTTGGCTAAGGGAGTTAAGTTGCGTGGTAAGTAAGGCAATATGGTCGGCTAACATATCAATCCGTTGGTGAAGCTCTTTGATAGTCGCAGTTGTATCAACCGTAGAGTTCTGTTTTAGGTATGCAACAATATATGGGACTGCATCGATACGCTCCACGTGGGCAATCTCTTTCTCCCGTTCAAAGATTAACAGCTTATCAAAGACTCCGTGTATAGTTTCTAGTGTAGGTTTGAAACTCATTCTACTACTTCTGCGATTTTATTTCTGATGTTAATGCATTTATCTGTTTTGTCATTAAAGCCAAATGCTCGGTCAAGCGATCAATCTGTTTTTGTTGCTCCATAATGTAGTAGATAATATATGCCTGTGAGTTCATACCTAAAAAACCCGTAAACATATTGTCATCTATCGCTTGTTCTTCATCTATTCTGTTTTGAAATACTTCCTTGATTTGTTTCATTGTTGGTTTGAATGGACTCTTTGGGTCTAACTTAAACGTTTTCCCTGTTGGCTCAAAAGGTTTTGGTGGTTTAGGAAATTCAATATCTTTGACTTTTTCTTCTTCTTCTTTCTTATCCTTCTTGTCGTATCCCCCTTTGGGGGATCTTGCACCCGCTAAAAGCGGAGTGTCCTTCTTCCGTTCCATAGGGTCGTGTTCCATCTAATATTAACTCATTCTTTGTGCTGATACAAACGCTTGATATGACCCACCACCGCCTGGGGTTTGATACATTACACTACCTGTTCCTGCCTGGATGATGATGTTAATGTTGTTTTGTGAGAAGTTTGCAACGGTGTATCCTTGCACTCCTGAAGCATACCAGAATACCAGACAATATACGTGCCATTGATTATTTCCACCGAATGGATTCCCAACTGTAGAGCAATAGATGGTATATGAATGTCCTGCCTCTAAATATAATCCAGTATCTGTATAACCAGTAGAGCCTGATAAGGTGAATTGAACGCCCGTTTGAATGCCCGTGTTATACCCAGCGCCTGATGCGGATGTCAACCACCCACTACCATTTGTAGCCATTGATTGGACGTAAAGATTACCGCTTGAATTAAGGCTCATAATCATATTCTCTGTACCAGACCCTGGTGCACGATAAAACCATTGGTATAAGGGAGAATTACGCATATCAATTCTAAAACACGCTCCAGCGTATGATGTATTTGTAGTACCTCTAAAATTGCTTTGCAAATTGAGTAGAGGTGTTGTGCCTGATGGTAATTCCATTGCTAAACCAGTATGCCCCCCATTGCCAGTCGCCATTATTAGAGGAACTCCTGACGATAAATTACAGAATGTGTTGATAGTAGTGCCACCCGTAAAATTCTGACCGTTTTCACTTGATAGAAACCCAGATGCTAAATTAATATAGAACGGCCTTAATGAGTTCCACTGGCCGTCTGGATTAGCACCAATGAGAAAGAAGAAGTTTCCCGTATCCTGCCTCATTATTAAATTGTATGCACCATTATTCATATGGATTTGTCCCCATTGAGAACCAGGAGTACCACCATTAAGACGTAATGTATTATTCATAGTGTTAAAAATACCAGATGATGCTGTAAAATTAGGTGCTGTCAATGTACTTGTAGATGTTATAGTCCCTGAAGCAACTACATTACCACCATTATCTATAGTCATTAAATTTGTATTACCCAGTTTAAATAAATGGGCGTTGGCTGAGTAATGCATATCACGCCACGCTACACCTGGAGTTAAACTGACTAAACAACCATAATTACTTGCTGTATTATATGTAAGAGCCAATGCAGAACCAGTTGTAGAATTAACACCTGGTCCAAATAGTGCATACCCTACATCCCAGGTATTAGACCCATTAGGAGTATTCGTCCCCAATCCATTTAATAAAACTGAAAGAGCACCTACAGGAGTAGTTGTACTAACACCGAGTTGCCCCTGGATTACGGTTTTAGCAGAATCTATTTCCAATCGGTTTGATGAATCAACGTAAAATTTATGAGACTTAGATGCACCTACCCCGTAGAAGCAATTATTTGTTGCATATATGATTGAATCCCCCGATAATGTCTGTGGATAAAATGACCCAGATACTATATTTACAAAACATCGTAAATGATTTGTTATACCAGTACTATCACTTGTTATTTTAAAAGATGGTGCAAATCCACTATAGATTGTGGCGTTGTCTAAAAATGGAGTACTGGTTGTTGATACAGACGCAGAACCTGATACATCCATACAAAGCAATTTTGTATTCGTAGCCGAAGAGCGTGATAAACCTGGAATAGATATTGTTGTATTATTAATAGACATAGCATTTGTATTACCCACATTGAACTGATGAATATCACCAGTTGCTACTTGCTGTATGTGATTCGCAGATGAAACTACATATGTATCTCCTGCCTGTGTCCCAGTTGCCCCATAATTTGCAGATGTAGCAACTCCTTGCTGTAAGAAATCGGTTCCTATGCTCCCTGGAGTGTTTGTCTGTATATAAACAGCAGGATTAGTAGCATTATATACAGTACATCCATTTGAACCTGATACAGTAAGATTTGGGACATCTACCGTCTTAGTCCCTGGGTTATAGGAGAACTCTCTATTGACTATCAGTTGGGAGCCTGTCCCGCTGGTAAAGCCTAAATTGGCTATAAAGTATCCTGTGTTGCCTGTTGCCCCTGTTGCCGTTAATAAGGAACTTGCTCCTGGTGCACCCGTGTATCCAGTAGCACCCGTTTCTCCTCGAAAACCTTGAAGTCCTTGCGCACCTGTTGCTCCTGTATATCCTGTTACTCCTATAGAACCCATTGCTCCTGTTGCACCAGTTGCTCCAGTAGCACCTGTTGCTCCTGTAGATCCTGTCGATCCAGTAGCACCAGTATTCACT